CAGCACCTGCAAAAACAACGCCTAAGCCTGCGGCTAAAATTGAAGGCGTATCAGACGGAGATCAACCACTCAACAAAAACGATCGAGAACTTTGCCTAGGCTTGATCAAAGAATTAGAGGCAGACAAGCTTGCTTCGTTTCTTGCAGACTTTCGACGGGATTTTGGTTTAAGCAAAGAAGCCAAAGTAGCTCCAGCCTTGACCAGCAAAAAGCATCAAGATTGGATGAACGACAACATGCACAAGTATGTCTGATGAAAAAACAGTTCAAGCATTGCGCGACGATAATCGACGCAATCGCCACTTTCAAGTCAGGCTGGATTCTGATCTAGCCAAACAGCTTCGGCACTATGCTGATCAACGCCATAACGGTGTTGTCAACATGGCGCTAACAACCATCGTTTCTAAATTTTTTAACGGTAAGTAATGACTCAACTTCCTGAAAACGCTTTCACTCTTTGGTTTAACTGCAACAAAGATCAAAAAAAAGATGGCCATTATTGGGCATCTGCAGAAGTTCCTGTTGAAGAACTTCGCAAAATGTTTGAGTGGGCTAAGACTGCTGAGCGCGTGCAAAATCAAAAAGGTGATGACTGCGTCAAGCTGCGTGCCAATTTGATGCCACGACAAAGCAAAGCTGGCAATGATTATTTGCTTATGGCAATGAGCGATCAAAAGCCACGAGCTGCTGAAAGTTCCAATGACGATGCCCCTTTCTAAAATGCAAGCGCAGGGCAGGGGGCTTCGGCTCCCTTTTTTTATGGCTAAACCAGTAATTCAGCAGGTAAACCGCAAGGGTGTTGTGCTGTGGGAAGTCAGCTACGCAGGCATGGTTCGCGAGTTCCGATGGGATTGGCAAGCTCGTCACCATTACGAGTCGTGCATCAGACTGCACCGAACAAAGACTGGAGGCAATAACGGCTAAACCCCTTGACGATGGCATACCACCTGTGTATATTAGAGATGTTCAGGGGGAGACCCCGCACCTCCCGCCTAAAAGGCGGTTTTGAAAATGGATCTCCAGATTCTCTCTGGTTCTTTCTCTGACACCACCATCACGGTGGTGCCTGTATCTGAAGCAGGACAGAAGTTTCTTGGCCTTGGGACTACATCTGTAGAAATGCGCAAGTCACAGTTGCAGCAGGCTTATGAGACCGCAGCAGCACATGGTTTGAAAATGAGTTAACAAGCCTTCGCCCCTTCGGGGGCTTTTTTATTAGCCAGGCAGCATTGCCTTATCAAGCGCAGCAATCCGCTCTACCGCTTGCTTTAGCAGAATACCCTGATGCCAGTTTTGCCTAATTAAGGCTATACACAGTGACTGCAGATGATCAACGTCTTTTTCTTCTCCGACTCGGCGACAAGCGCATTCAAGGTTTAGCTTCTGCTCCAGGCTTGGTTCAATGATCATCCAGTCCATTGGAACGCTCCAATAAATCCAAGTAACGGCGTTCAGAAGCGTAAGGCTCCCTTGCACGCATAATGTCACCGACAACAGGGAACAGCCACTGATCAACCCGTACACAGTATTTAAAGTTGTAAGGGTCCATGCAACCAATAACGACTGTTGTCCAAAACGCAGCCAGGTAGCTCCAAATGACGTACCAGCTCATAGATCATCAACCAAAATGGCCCAACCGGTGTTGCTGCCTTCTGGCTGCCATCTAGCGTCAAATTCAGCCTGGCGCACTCGAACATTGCGACCCATATAAGGATTTGTATGACCACCATTTTGCATGTCAGGCAAACCACGCGGGTCTTGCATTATCCATTCAGGGTCTGCGCTATTTTTCCCGCTATAACCAGATATAACTGAATAATGTCCGCAACTAACAGAATTACATGTTGGTGATTGGATTGGCCCTTTGTCTAGCCAGCCAACTATAACTGGACGCGACATCTCGATTTCCATTTCAATAATATCGCGATCTGCGTTTTTTATAAATCTTGCGTTCAAGCCTAAGCTTTCTAGCGCCTGTATTTGCGCTTCGACTGAAGTCGTATCGCCATACTTAATCCGTATAGCATTATATTCATCATCTGTTTTAACCTTTTTATAAAAAGCTGCAACCATGGCCGACGCGCTTGTAAAACATTGTCGGGCAGGTATTCCAACTTTGTTGTCAAGTTGACTGAAGTAAGGCATAAAGACTTCTTGGTCAATTCCGCTTGCTTTCCACGCATCGAACCATGCGTTGTCTTCTTCCGCCAAAAGGTCTTTAGGCATTCGCTCCTCAAGCTCCTTAATCGCAGCCAGCTGGTGGGGCGTACCACGAAACCAATGAAAGAATGGAAGCAAACTAAGACCCATCGCTGCTCCAAACAACTTTCGTGTGGTCACAACGTTAGTTGCGATTGCTATGGCCTTCAAGCCGTGCCACTGATTGTTCCAGCATTGAAAGGCGGGCAAAGATCTCTTGATCTCTGGTCCTGATGTCTGCGTGAAGGATGTCCATCCTGCCCGCTAAATTGTCGACAGCAGTCGTTAACCGCACCAAGGAATCTCTCCCTTGCTGGTTATGACGGTTGATTCCCGTTAGACCAGCAGAAGCAACGCCAACACTTGCTCCAGCTACAGCTGCCCAGATTTCAACCACCATTCGACCTCTAGCGTTACTTCATCATGGCAGAAACCACTGAAAAGCAAGAACAGGAGGAATCCAACTCCCGTTTAGGCGACGTCATCAAGGTTGTGCTGCTTGGTTGGGCTATGGCAATCCTGACTGCCAACTACCTTGGCGTCTTCAAGCAGTCTCTTGACCCAACCTATCCAGCCAGTATCTTGAGCGGCACAGCAGCTTCCTTTGGATTGTCTGTCGGCAACAACAGGAAGAAAAAAGAGGAGCCTACAATTAAGGAACAAACACCTACGGCAAAGCCAAAATGAAACGCTTAGCTCTGGTACTGGGCATCACACTGTTTGCCGTTCCAGCGCAAGCGGACATTACCCATAAAATTCAATCGTCAGTTTCTTTGTCAGTTGATGGAGCGGGATCAGTGGCGATCAGGCAACCGAGTTCGTTGGCTATATCTGGCAATAACGTTACTTTGGACACTGCATCAAAGTTTACCGCTTTTAGTTCCGGGACTGCTCTCGGGTACACTCCTGGCGCTTACAGCATTACCACTGCTGGTGATGCTTTTAGTTACAGCGAAAGCTATACAGAAGGAGATGATGTCCCGGCAGTCCTCTCAACAACAGTCACGTCAGGAGTAGTTCCTGCACTGCCTGTTTTCGGAAATACGACGACAACTTCTGGAGGGCATGCAGCCACTTTGGCTGGCACCCTAGCAACCGATGGTGCAATGTCGATAACAGCAGGCGGAGCAGGTACTCAAGCTATTTCACAGCTTATCCAGGAATTGACGATTAAATAATGCTTTGGTATTGGCTTGCATTCTCGCTGATTCTGTTGGCTGCTCCAGCAAAGGCGGTTCCGGTTGTTCCTAACTTTCAGCAAGGGGTACTCAGTTCAAGCACAACTACAAAAACAAAAGTTACTGAAGTCATTAACTCTTACCAATATAGAACCGGTTATGAGCTTAGTGTTTCAGGGACAAATATTGAGCCTGATGGTCCTATAGCTCCCATGGCTTTAGTCACGACTACTAACACTACTAACGGCATTGCAAGTGTTTGGCGTGGTCTAGATCCGGCATCAAAACCAGCATGGCGCATTGTTAATCAGGGAGCTTCGTTTCAGTTTATTGAGACTCTTCAAGGCCCAGGTTTAGTTGAACACGCGCTAATTACTCGTGAAACAGACATTGAATCTCTTACGGAGACAACAAGCACGTTTACGCAATGAAGCGAGTTCTAGCAACGCTTTTGGCGCTTTCCGCCCCAGTGCAAGCGCAGGTAAGTAGTACAGCCGCACCAGTAGCCAATAGCAGTGGAAGTGTCACAAATCAGGCTGTCCAAGTTGTACCGAGTAGAACTACTACTTTTCAGTATTCTAATTTTAGTTGCCCAGGAACTACATTGCATATTAATCCATTTATAAGCACGACAACTGGCTGGGCTGATCCTTACGAGGCTTATTATGCAGATCCGGTTTATGACACTCTCGATATCACTGGCGCGTTTGATTCGGAAGGTAATGCCATCCCAGATGGCAGGCCTGATAATCCGGGCACTATCCTTTTTTATAAATCAATTAGAACAGCTCAAAAAACAAACTTTTCGATTAATGGCGGCATTACTGCACAAATAACAATTCCACTGGACCGTTCACATGTCAGAACATGTAGAGCAGCAGCAGAGAAACAAGTCGCGCTACTAGACGCAAAGCTTGCTGACTCCAGGCTCAATCACGAGGTCGCCCGACTTAAAAATTGCGGTCAACTCATGAAAGAAGGCGTCATGTTTCACCCTGACTCGCCTTATGCCAAAATCTGCGCTGATGTCGTCCTAGTTAATCCACCTGGAGTCATACCGCCCCACACGCATTCAATTCCTACTTCCGCAAAGCGCGTTGACCCTTCCGACGATCAAAAGCAGACTCAATAACCACTTGCTTACCTAGCTTCTCATTGATCTTTTTAATTGTCTTTTTTACAATTGGTTTGACTGCCTTGAGCAAAAAGTCTCCTAAAGGTTTTGCAGCGATGGCACTTGTAGTTGCTACTGCAGCAATAGCAGCGGTAGTCATCACAATTGGCGCTCCAGGTAAATAGTTACCGATAATTGTTGGAACGGGTAACAGCTCTAGCTGTGGCTCACACTTGCCGTCAACAATCTCGTAGCCAGTGATTACAGCGGTTTGTAATTTATTTTTTGCTCCTATAGGAATTGCGTCAGGTGGTGGACAAGGCAGATTTTCCGGTAATATAGGAATGCCAGATTCAGCAGCTGGCAGGGGGTTCATGGCCGATTGAGTCTTGGCTGTCTCTTTCGGCTTATCCTCTCCAGGGTCTAGCTTTGGCGGCTTTACACCTTCAGGCGGTTCTAAGCCTGCTGAAAAATCCAATGGCCTAAACGATGGCATTGTTCCTCCATCGCACACAACAAAATTCCCTCGCTCATCTGTCGTGTAAGCCTTTTCATTGCCTGGCTGTGTATTGCGAGACTCGACGCAACCAGGCACTTGGATAACCGGAAAGCCAAGTTGCAAAGTGACTGGCGGTTCTACTGGAATGCTTTGAGGCGGCATACTCCGCCAAGCCGGAATCACTGGCACGTTTACCGCTCCAATCCCAATCTCAGGAATTTCTGGCATGAAGTCTGAACGGTTTACAGCAGGCGAGCTTTGGATTGAACGTACCAAGCAACGCGAAGGGCCGCCTTACGTTTACACCTGCTTGTCAGGCAAGAGATCAAGATTATTCACTGATCCGAAGGCGCTGTTGAAATTTGTCAAATGGCCGCCAAAAACGCCAACAGGAGATGCGTTACGCGAATGGCTTGCATCATTTGAGCAGAAGCCATTGCCTGACGTTCCAGAAACTGACCCTACTGCCAACACCAAGATGGTTAACTGACTTTTCCTGTGCTATAAAAGGCATACCTTCCCTGCAGCCTCCACAACTCCCCTGTTCTGCCATCGCAAGATGCCCGTTCCGGCCTGTTGTGCAGCCTATAGGCCTGGTTGTCAGTTTTGAACGCCCTTCAGCTGTGATGCAGGCTGTTAAGTGGTTAACAACTCTGACAAGCATCTGCCAGTTTTGAATGCCCCTTAGCCTTGATGCAGGCTAAGTCTCAAGTGGTTACAACTCTGGTAAGCATCTCTTGAGAACCCTGTCCAGTGAATTCGGATCAGCGATGCGTCGCTCCCGAGGGATCTAGACGGGGTTTTCTTGTGTCATGGAAACTTAATTGGCAAGCCAGTTTCAGTCGGAAGTTCTGGCATTGCGCTTTCAATCTCATCAGGGATCATCTCAGTAACCTTTCCAGCAACATCACCAGTAATGCCTTCTGCATAACGAGTGATCATGCCTGGAAGGCGTGAATACAGCATGACTGAACTGCCAAGCATTCCTGCTGACATCAAAAATGCTGCAACTGACAGAACGTTGAAAACTTTTTGCATGGCAAGGGCAGATACGCAAAAGGCCCCTTTTCAGGAGCCTTCTACTATCCGTGTGAGGATGCTTTAGTTATAGCTCAGAAAGCGTATTTGCCACCAAGCTTGAGAGCATAAGCAGCATCAACGTCTTCAAACTTGGCATAACCAACCTCGGTGTAGAGGTCAAGCTTGCTGCTTACTGCAGCAGACACGCCAGTCTTGCCGGAAAAACCCCATTCAGAATCCGATCCATCGTTAGACAGAGCAGGTCCAGCTTGAATGTAAAAAGGACCTTCTTGGAAACCTACGTGAGCCTCTAGCGTGCTGCCAATAAACTCAGCGCCCGAAAATCCGGCGTTGTATTCCGGGTTGACAAATAGGTTCCCGGCGAAGGATGCAGGAGACGCCAGCGCAGCTGCCGTAACGACGGCACCACTCACAATCAGAGACTTGATCATTTGGAAGAGGGTTAACGTTTTCCGTTGACAGATTACTGGAACTGTCACTGTGCCAGTTGTGAGAGTGTGTCACTGTGTTGGCAGACCATTAATAACCGTCTGTTGACGAAAGGTTCTGATACTTCTCAGATAACCCAGTAAACAAACCACGCTGAGGATGGTCTGCCTGATCACGGCCATCTAAGAAGTACAACTCCTCTAGCCATATGGTGCGGTTAGACATCGATTCGACATCTTCCGCACCAGGCTTACAAGGGATCATTGGATCAGGTCGTTGCATTAAGCGCTCCAAGGTACGCCTGAACCTTTGGTTGGTGTTTTCTTTTCGACAAGCTGTGCATCCAATGCTGCATGAATTTCAGCAACCTTGTCCGCTCCACCAATAGCGGCTTGTGCCCAAGAGACAGCTTGCGTTTCTGTTACGTCGTCATAGGCAATAAATTTGTCAGCCTCTCCAGGTTCTAGGCCAACAGAGCCATACGCTCCAACGGAATACGTTCCATCTTCATCAGTGGCATTCACTGTGTAGTGGAGCGTATTGATCATTCCTGTTTCAAGGAGTCTGTCGCATTGACCGACTTTCCAAACGTAGGTGTTTGCCATAGTTAAACGAATGCAGGATTAGTGTAAATGGAAAGCCCCGCGTTGCCACGGAGCGAATTACTGTCAACCAGCTTCAAGGGCTGCGACTTTGGCTGAAAGCTCAGCAACTGCACCAAGGAGTTTCATAACAAGGACGTCATGGTTAATAGCTTTATAAGAATCATCCAGTTGTTCGTAAGTTGCAGGCGTAACGTTACCTTCTTCGTCAGTAGTTTCAGGTGTTAGCTCTGCACCTTGCTTAGTGCGAGGCACCGTATAGGTCAACCCAGGGCAAACTTTTTCAGCTTCTTGTGCAACTAAACCAAGGAAACGCCTAGCACGTAGTTCTTCGTTGAGTGGTGCATCATCGCTCCAGTCAAAGTTTTTAAGTTGTGAACCGAGGGCAACTGCATCTGCAAGTTGTGGTCTTGCATCAGTGATGTTTTCTTTGAAACGAACATCAGAAACGTTGGATGCTGTGACGGAGCCA